ATTAGTTGCTTCTGATAGTTTTCTTATACTGTGGAATTTCTTTCTATATAAGTTAAATAACTTTCTATCAAACCAGTAAAATTCATTTACAATATCATCTACTACTTTCTCTATGTCTACATACTTTGTATTGTCTGCTTCTATTATGTTTTTAAGGTCTTTATCTATTAGTAAATCTTTGTTTTTTCTTAATTCATCTAGAAACAAGTTGCGCATCATCTTATATATAAACGCTTTATTTAAAGAATCGTTATATAGAATATCGTTAATTTTTACTTTTTTACTATCAATTTTACTATGTAAAGCTATGTAGAAGTCGTGTAATAAATCTTTTGCTGGTATTTTACTATTGCTACTTATTTCCTCAGCCATAGATAGCCAAGTTTTTTCATCTCTTACCAAGAGGTGCAATATATTATTTACTTCTGTACTCATTTAATTCAAGAAGTATATTTACAAAATCATCGTATTTTAAAGCAATGTAATCATCTTCAAAGTTTTTCGTAAAGACCACAACAGGAGTTTTTAATGTTCCTCTTGCATCTCCTTTGCTTTGTTCTAATGCTTTCCAGATATTAAGTTTCTCTTGGTTCTTACATTCCCAGCTATATTCAGATAGTATTCCACTTGTAGTTAGAATATCTCCTTTAATACTTAATCCACCAGAGTTTGGTGTTCTTCTTATATTGGTGTCAAATTTCTTAGCTAAATCTTTCGCGATTCGAAGCTCAAATCTTTTACCTTTTTGATTTGCGTTTAAACTCATATCTTTTGAAAATGTTTTCTAATTATTGCTCCAAGTTCAGCGTCATTAGTATATACTCTACACAAAAAAGCAATGTTGTACTCAACAGGAGAATCAACGCTACGGTAGTGAGAGTCCTTCGTTTGTCTGTATTCATTTAATGTTCTCTTTTTACTTTTCAAAATATCTTTTTATTATCACGACAATTAAAGCACCAGAGATAAAACTGGTTATGTGTGATGTGATTAACATTAATAATATAGTTTTCATTTTTTAAATGTATTAAATTTTTTCTTTAGTTCAGCAGTTTCTTTGTATGCTTTTACATTTTGCATTGTTAATAATGTTTGTTTGTTTTTCATTTCATCTAACATTAAACGAAGCTCTAACATACATTTTAAACTATCTTGCAACGTTTCTACCGCTTCCAATTTGCTTTGTGTTACCTTACCTGCTTTTAAACCTTCTTGTGCTTTTAAAAGCAATATTTCTAATTTGTTCTTTGTAATTGTATAATCTAAATCTGTCATTGTTTTAAATCTTCTGAGTAAAGTAATTCATCACCAAGTTTTTTATCTAATGTTTTTATAGTTCTATATATCTCTATGCTTTTTCTTTTTACTTCTTCTTTCTCTGCTTTAGTAGAATCTGTTCCAAGATGTGCATACAAACTGCAATCAATTTCTAAAAGTGTATCTATCTTTTTTTTATTATTCCAAGTTTTATAATTAATAAACTCTTGTATGTTTTTATATGTGTATCTCATTGTTTTTGTTTTAATACGTTATTACCACCAATAGTAAATCCTAATCCACTATTGTAATCAAAACAAAGTGGTTGGTCAAGAGTTGGTGTTCCTCCTGTTTCTTTGTCTTTTATTTTCTCAACTCTAACTTGTGTCATCATCCAGCTTTCAGGTGAATTAATAAATCTGTGTATCGAAAGAAAAGAATCGCAGCGATTCGCAAACACTTGACCTCCCTCAACATCAGATTTTCTTGGTGGTTGTATATAACCAGCATATTCGTGATTTGGTGGAAATACTCTCCTTGCTGATTCAGTCATTGGATGTGTCATTACATATATTGATTTACCTGTAGTATTGCAAAAATCTCTAATATCATTACATATTAAATAATTACGTTCATACTGATTAACTCTTCTATCGTGGTTTAATCCTGTGAATGGGTCAAGTGCAAATGAATCACAATTACTTTCTTTAAATATCTTTAATAAATCTTTATGGTTATACATTTTTTTATTACTAACAAAAGTAAACCACTCTGAGATTTTATTATTGTATTTATCAATTTCATCTTTACTTAATTGATTTAATTTACATTGCGCATACATTTGAATTAAATCTCTTGTTAATTGTCCAGAACTATTTTCTCCTGACCAAATACACCACTTAACATTGTGTTTAATACTTAAGCATAAAAAGTACCATAACATAAAAAAAGTTTTACCTACGTTGTCCAATCCAACTATTACTGTAAACGAACCACGCTTATGAACAAACCACTTATCAAACTCGTTACCAATTTCTAAACCACGTTTAATTTTACCTTCTTTAAAAGCGTATAAGTATTTTAAGTTATCTTCTTTGTTAACTATCATCTTATAAAATTTGTAGTTAGGTAAGGGTCTTTATTATCTTTTCTTATCTTATCTTTTCTTAATGCTTTAGCCCTGCTTAAGCCCCCCTTCTTTCCGTTGCTAACATTTCGCTTGTGTTCTACTAAGCGTTGTTGATACTGTTCATCTAACCATTTAATGCTAATAGTTTCTTCTTCTATTTTAAACAACTCAGCATCTACTAATATACTCCATTGTTTAGGTATTAATGTTTTAATTTGTTTTCTTGTTACGTTACATTCTTTGCTCCAGTAGTAGCAGCAAACTTTCATAAATGCACCTTGAACATCTAAATCCATAAATGATATACTGCCTGTAATCCATTGATTTGGAAAAAATTTAAAGTATGGTAATTCTTTCATAATTTTAGTTTATTTTGTTTTAAATCTTTTTTCCATATAAAGCAATTATTATATTTAAAACTTGCTTTAATATTTAATTTTACATAATCTTTATTATATATATCTTCAATATATGCAATATTATTTTTTTTATTTATTTGTATAAAAACATAATAATCAGCGTTTAAATGTTTATTTAAATTATCAATTAAACAATTAAAAGTAAAAGTTTTTTCAGTTGTTGCTTTAACTTGATATGTATAACCCTTGCAATCAGCAAAATCAATTTGCTCATATTCTCGGTCTTGTAATTGTTTATGAAGCTTTTCATCTTCATAATTTCTTTTATACCACATTTTAAAAATATCTTCCCCTATTTTACCAGTTGATTGATTTAATAAATTTTCAGGTATAATTATTTTTGATTTATAATTTCTCATAATATATATATTTATTTAATTGTTTTTTACAAACGACCCATTAATCATTTTTCCTTTTCTTTTATTAATTACATCATAAGCTGTATTTATACATTCTTCAATTGTACAATTATTAAAATGTGCAATACTTGTTAAAACAACCACGCAGTCACCTATAGCATCAATTATTTCATTATTATCATTATTAATTATTGCTTTAGCTAATTCTCCAGCTTCTTCTTGTAATTTAACATATTGTGTTTTTATATCTCCTTTTTGATATATTCCTTTTTGATTAGCCCATTGCCTAATTGTTTCAAATTCGTTGTTTAATTTCATAATACTAATTTAGATTTTATATATTTATTGTGTTTGTAATTTTCAAGCGTATAATTATTATAATCACCTTTAAGTTTAGGTAAAACATAATTTACATTATTATAATATTCTTTTACATTTTCTTTATGGCATTCGTAAATATGAGCATCAGCTATATTAATCCCAAGAATATTTTCTTGTAAATTGCATTGCGAAGAAATTGTTTTTAATAATAATGCTGCAAATATTATGTCATAAGGTAGCCCTAAAAATAAATCTGAACTTCTAAAACTAATACTCATATTTAATTTATTATTTACTCGTACAAAATTCATTTGCGTATAACAACATGGAAGAGCTTGCTCTTTTAAATCGGTCGGGTTCCATAAAGATATTAAAGCCCTTCTTGAATTATTTTTTATTTCATTAATAACATATTTAATTTGATCAAATGAATTATTAAATTTTCTTAATTGATAACCGTATATTTTGCCAAGTTTATTATTAATTGCGAAGTCATTCCACCAATTTATATTATTATCTTGTAAATATTTTAAATCTGTACGACCTTCATAAATCCATTTAAATTCAGCTAATGCTTTATCAAAAAATATTTTTTTACCAGTTACTATAGGAAAGCCTTTTTGTAAATTAATATTAAAAGATTGATTAAACAGCTTATATGTTTTTTCTTTTGTTCTATTATTACATAACTCGCCATTTATTAAACATTCCATTAATAATTGTTTATAATTTAATTCAAATAAATTATTATCCATTTTTATTCGTATTTAGTTTGTAATTATTTAAAGAGCCTATATATGCAACTGCATCAAGCAAGTTATCTTCTTTGTGTTTGTTTGATTGTCTTGATAATTTTAATGCTATTAATACATTATACGTGTCTTCAGTTGTTATCTCCTTAGAACTCATTTCTGAGGCAATACGAGCTGTTTTACGCATGCACTCTATAAAGTCCCCATATTGTCTTTCTTTTTCTTCAGACCGTTCATTAACTATTTCATTTGCTTTTTTAAGAATATTCATAATATGCTTTATTTTTTTGTTCGTGTTTGTAATATGCTAATAATTCATTTTCATTAAGTGATTCTTCTGTATATAGTTTATCAAAAGCGAAGGATACGTTTTTTATATCCTTCACTTCTTCTTTTGGTTGTATATAATCAATATACTTAAAATCTTTCTTTTGGATTTTATATGCCTGTACCAATGATATATAAGTTATCTTATACTTCTTTGCTATCTCTGGCATTGTTTGTCCGTTCATCAACATATTTTGTATATCCAACGAACTCAAACCCAATGCGGTTAAGATTTTTGATTGTTTCATAATACTTAAAAGGGTAAATCGTTTGAAGTATCACTAACTTTTTCTGGTTGTGGTTCTGGTTTCCAAGTATCTACACTAATACTTACATCTTTACCATATTGGTCAGCTTCATCTTTTAAATTAATATTTAGTTTAATGAATTTGTTACCATTATACTCTTGTATGTATTCTGATATTTTAGAAGGATTAATAGTTACTTTTAACCATTTAGGATTCATAACTTTACCACTTCCACAATATATTGTTTCTTCTTTTTTACTCATTGTTATTTGTTTTTGTTGTTTATAATCTGACATCCAATGCCATTCTTTTTTTAACATTTATACTATTTCTTCTGTTT